GCTTTTTCAAGAACATGGGCACCCGTATACAAGCATTACTTTCACACTCCATCGTTCCCCCCTTTCCGTGCGCGGGTAATGGTTATCATGTTGCCGTTGACGAGATAGTCATCGCCACCCTGATCCGCAGGGATGCGGTCCATGTTTTCCAGCTCTCTGATGTCGTTTGCGGACATCCAGCCATTCTGGCGGGCAACAGCATACCCATTCATGCGCGACTGATAATCGCCGCGCAGCAATCCGTCCATATTGAATTTGATGAACATATTTTCTTTTTCTTCTTCTGTCAGCAAAGCACGATACATGGCCTGCTCCCACCGACAAACCCACGGATCCAGTGTATATTTCACAAACTCAAGGGACTGCTGCTCAATGTTGGAGAAGCTTGACTTTTCCAGATCGCCTACCATGTGAGGCGGCACTTTGAAAATCCGTGCTATCTCGTCGATCTGGAATTTTCTGGTTTCGAGGAATTGCGCTTCTTGCGGATTGATGGAGATGGGCTTGTATTCAGCGCCTGTTTCCAGAATGGCGACATTGCCGCCTCTGAAGCCCTTCTGCCACTCCTCGCGCACATTATCCCGGTTCTTGACGAGGCTTGGCACTTTTAATATGCCCTTCGGGGTTCCGCCATCGGCAAAGAACTTGGCGCCGTATTCCTCGGCAGCCATCGACAGTCCAATGGCGTTTTTCGCCATGGCGATGGGACTGTACCCCACAAGCCCGTCAAAGCCCAATGCCGGGATATGCAACACATCATATGGCTGCAATCGGACAGTGCCGCCTTTGATCTCAGCGCCGTCGTCAGACTGTTTCCTGTATTCATAATACAGCTTCCCGTCGGCGTCCCTGTCCACCTTCATGCGGGTTGGCATGAGCGGGTACAGCCACATGATTTCACCGCGTCGGTTGCGGATGATCTGGGCGTAGGCATTTCCCCACAGCAGCATGTGCGTCATGAGGGTCTCGCGGAAAATGAACGAAGTCATTTCCGGGTTGGGCTCATCGTGCAGCAGTCTGAACAGGGTATGCTTCAGCGCCTTTTCCTTGCCGCCATCTGGTCTGTATCTGTATACGAACAGCGGCAGTCCGGCGATGGCTTCAGAGAGAATGCGGACGCAGGCGTAAACTGCCGTCATTTGCATCGCACTTCGCTCGGTGACGATTTTGCCAGCCGTGCTGCCGCCGAGCCACGGCACATACGAGCTGCCCGTCAGACTGTTTTTGGGCTTGTCCCGCGCTCTGAATATGAAGGACAGAATACTCATTCAGCCTCAACTCCTTATCTGGTATCAGCGTAGTTGTCAGATGAACATGATGCCATCATCATAGACAGAGTTGGCATCATAGCCATTCACGACCGCTCTGTCCAGCGCCATTACGGTGGCCACTACGCCGTCGATTTTTTCTGTAGATTTCTTTTTATCAGGCTTGATATCTCCGGCCGAATTGGTATCGACTACGACATTGTCCATCATCCAATACAGGACTGGATGCCCGTTATGAACGATACCATTGCTCAACACCAGGCGCTCGAGTTCCTTTGTCGGGTTGTTCATGCTCTTAAACCCCTGTCCGAAGGGAACGACCTCCAAACCTGCTTCCTGGAGGTTCTGTACCATGTGGGTAGCCCCCCAACGGTCATATGCGATTTCACGAATGTTGAACCGTTCGCCGAGTTGGATGATAAAGTCTTCGATGAACGAGTAATAGAGCACGTTTCCTTCGGTCGCCTTGATGAAACCCTGTTTTTCCCACAGGTCATAGGGCACACGGTCCCTTTTGACACGCGCTTCCATGTTGTCCTCCGGGATCCAGAAGTAGGGGAGGATATAGTATTTATCTTCCTCGTCCTCCGGAGGGAATACCAGAACGAAGGCCGTGATATCATTGGTGCTGGACAAATCCAGCCCGCCATAACACAAGCGCCCTTCCAGGTCTTCTTCCTTGAAGTCGAACTCGCAGGCTTCCCACTTGGACATCTGCATCCAGCGCACGGACTGCTTTACCCACTGGTTCAATCGCAGCTGGCGAAAGACATTTTCTTCGGACGGTGTCTCCTGTGCGCTGCTGCACGCGGCCTTGACTTTCTCGATATCAATGGTGTAGCCAAGGGACGGATTGGCCTTTTTCCATACCTTCGGATCCGTCCAATCGTCTTCGTCGGCGGCGCCATAGATAACCGGATAGAAGGTGGGATCGTGCTTCTTTCCGCTCATGATGTCCAGCGCTTTAAGGTGCTGTTCGTAGCAGATGCTGTTGATGTCGTTGCCGGCTGTGGTGATCAGGAAATACAGCGGCTGGGTTCTGGCATCGCCGGAGCCTTTCGTCATCACATCAAACAGATTACGGTTCGGCTGTGCGTGAAGCTCGTCGAATATGACGCCATGGACATTCAAACCGTGCTTGGTAAACGCCTCGGCTGACAGCACCTGGTAGTAGCTGTTCTTTGCCTGAAAACTGATGCGCTTGTGGCTCTTGTTCACCTTCAGCCATTTGGACAGCGTGGGTGAATTGCGCACCATTTCTGCGGCGACCTCGAATACGATGGACGCCTGCTGGCGGTCAGCGGCGCAGCCATAGACCTCCGCCCCGTCCTCGTAGTCTGCGCAGAGCAGCTTCAGTGCAACGGCAGCAGCCAGCTCACTCTTGCCGTTCTTCTTCGGAATTTCGATATAAGCCGTGTTGAACTGGCGATATCCGTTCCGCTTGAGCGTACCGAATATATCCCGGATGATCTGTTCCTGCCAGGGCAGCAGCTCAAACTTTGCTCCCGCCCATTTGCCCTTCGTGTGGGTGAGAGATGTGATAAAGTTGACCGCATGGTCGGCGGCCTCTTTGCTATAGTGACTGGACTTTGCCATGAAACGGGTAGGCTTGTATTTCACCATTTGGGCTTCCCCCCGAATATCAGCTGTTCCATACCATCGCCAGTCGGCATGCCCTCATATGGCTCCAGACAGTTTTGCTCAACGATGCGAAATATCTCGCTCCAAACAATGTTTGCCTGCTTGATGTACTTCAGCTCTGCGTCAACATAAGGGCTTTGAATGGGCGCGCCGGTTGTGGGGTGTTTGCCAATAAGGCCGAATTTGCTCAGTGCCTCGGAGCACTGAATGGCGCGTGCCATCAATTCGGAATACTGTTCTACCTGGCGCGGATTAATCAGCTTGGCGCATTTTCGCGCTTTCAGCCATGAGTATATTTCGTTGAATATCAGGTCGGCTCCGAGCGGCCTGCCCTGCAACACCGTATTCCCGCTGCTATCTTTGAGGCTTCTTTGCATTGCAGACAGGTATTCATTGGGTTTCGGCATATCCACGCCTTCAAGCTCTGCGCCATCCGGCAGATCCCCGCTATTCATGTCATCTGTCTGGAACTGCAATATGTTTGCAGAGCGCCCATTTATCACTTTATCTGCCAGCGCCGCTTTGTTTGGGCCTGATCTGGGGCGTCGGCCGCCCCTGTTGGTGCCATCTCTGGCCATGTTCATCGTCCTTTCTGTGCCAAGAGGGTCATGATGAAGTCAAGGGTCAATAGGGTGTTTGAACCCGAAAAGATTTCTTCGTGGGCTGGGCGTCGGTCTCCCGGCGGCGACCGCAGAGATGCGATACCCCCCTCCCCCGGGCTGTCGTCGGCCTACCCCCCGCTGTGCCACGGATGCGCCTTGATGTACTCTCTGTCGGTCGTCCGGGTCTTGACGTCGTGGTGGTGCTTGCAGAGGCTCTGCCAGTTGTCGCTGTCCCAGAAGAGACGCCGGTCACCTCGATGCGGGACGATGTGATCCACCACATCAGCGCGGACGAAACGCCCTTCCCTCCGGCACTCCACGCACAGCGGATTCCTCTCCAGATAATCGAGCCTTGCCCGCCGCCAGTCGCGGTTGTAACCGCGCGAAGCCGCCGGGCGCGATTCCTTCTCCTTCGGGTGCAGCGGCCTGTGCTCCTCGCAGTACATCTCGCCGCGCGGCACACGCTTTGCGCAGCCTGGGTGCGCGCAGGGCTTGTTGGGCGTGTATGGCATGGGCTATCGCTCCTTGACAACGAAATGGTTGAGACGCAGATCCCGCACTCTTTGGACAGCATCCTCCCGTGCAATGCGTCATTAACCGCCCCGAACCCCGGCGTGATCGGCACCACACTGCGCAGCCGCTTCCATTTTGCGGTCTTGTAAAACGGATTGGACTCTCTCATTCTCACCAACTCTTATTCCGAGCTTGTCACAGAAACGGGCCAACGCCCGAATGCGGCCCGGGCCGGATGTGACGTGACAAGGCCAAAATTCCCCTATATATTATATATACGTATATACGCGGGTATTTGCGGGCCTCGCGCGCGCCCGTATACCTGTTTTAGAAAAATATCTTTTATATAAAAATAGTTGTCACTCTTGTCACATATAGGCCGAGAGGCCATATAAAACCTGAGATCTCTGGTGTGACAAGCTCCTGTGACAAGAATTTTTCGCCGCATTTTGAGCCGAAACCCGTCTGTGACAAGATTTTTGTCACAGAGCGCCCGCGTCTCACGAAAAACGCCTAAACAGCGGAAATAAAATTTCCCTGAAATTCTTGTCACACTTGTCACTTGTCACAAAACCGGCGACGCAACGCTCCGGCGAGCCGGGAAATCATCCTGTCATCGAGCCAACACCACCCCCGCCAGCGGTGTTTATATCCCCGTGAGCGGTCAGCTCACGACTGCGCTAATGGTGCCGTCCACAGGGTGCGCCCCTGATTCGCGGCATGAGAATAGGCGACTATGGTGGGGAAACTTCCCGGTTGCCGGTGGACGCTGACGGGCTCAGCGTCCGAAGCCCGTACCAATTCACTTGCTCTCCCTATCTTTCATTTAGATGGTTCGCGCATAAAGAAAGCCAGAAAAAACTCAAAGAATGGCAGCATAACTTTTTATTCTAATGATAAAACAAAAAGAATCAGCATATCGCCGTGCGCCATTAACCGCCCCGAATCCCGGCGTGATCGGCATCGGGGTTCGGGGCTTTCCCGGCTTTCGCGGATAAAACCGGGGAACCAAAGGTGTTCCAGCGGCTTTGCCCCTGCCCGGATTGTGAGCGGGCCTTTGGCCGTGAAAAGATTATAGGCCGGCTGGGCATTGCCGTTGTCGATCTCTCTGAGGTGTTGCGCGAACGCTCAGTTCATCCCGGAGCCGCCCCCGTGGTACGCATACCATTTTCGTGGCGCCACGAAAATGGCAGAGGCGTCGGCAGGTCTATAATGTCCGTGGGCGGTTCGCGTCAAAGAGAGGCGTCCACGGCTCTTACTGTGCCCAAATCGTTACTCCATCAGCTCAGAGGGTTCCTCCGCATCGTCGGAATCCTCCTCCCCGGCGTTCTCACGGACGTCGGCGGTGCAGAAGCATACGCCGTGAGCCGCGTCGTCAAACAGCTCACGGGCGATGTTCTGAGCCAGCCCTGTCCAGTTGCGACGGTAGTCAGAAAGATCGTCGTCGTAGAACTGGATGACCTCCGGATTGAACACGACATAACCGTGATGGGTGCCGGTGGGATCAACCACATCCTCGATCTTGCGCACGATGGGGTTGCCCTTGAAGATGGTCTTATAGACGGCGACAGCCTCATCCGTCAGAGTGTTCTCCTCGTCGTAGAGGGCGATGAACAGGGTGACGTTGCCGAAGATCTTCACGCGGTTCAGCACCCGGTCAAGGGCCAGGTACTTCTCGTGGTTGCGGACATCGACGTCGAAGCCGTAGTCCTTGCCGTTCTCCCTCTGGTAGACCTCGCCGACATTGATGTCAGGGTCGCGGTCAAACATGGCTTTGACTTTCTTCTGATAGGTGTACCAGGGCGCTTCCAGTTTGAAGTTGTTCATTTTGTGTTCCTCCTTATGCTCAAGGCTCTACGGCCTGTTGTTATACTCAGCCTCATGCCGCTTAACGATGCCAGCCATTACAAAGTAAACGCACGGCAGCGCGACAGCATTTCCCCACATGCGGTATTCCGCGCTGTCAATATGCGGATTCTTCAGCCATTTGATGATTTGCCTTCTGGTCTTTGGCTTTCCCGCACGGGTCACCAGCCGCCGGTGTGTCTCGAACACATCCATCCAGAAATCAATCTCATCCTCGCCCGGTTCTTCGGTGCCGAGGTCAGCGCACCAATCGTCCGGGAACCCCTGGAGCCTTGCGCATTCCACGGGCATCAGCCGCCGCACCCGATACTCCATCGGCGCTTTGACCGCAATGGGATCCTTGTAATCCCGCGCCATCAGCGGAGGCGTGACGTCTTTTCCTGTCTGGATGAAACTGCACATGGTCATGGCGTAGGCTTCCACCACAGCCATGCCACCCTGGTGCGCTGCAGGATTGCCGCCGGACTGATCCAGCGTCCGGGCTGTATCCGCCTCGTATATCCCCGCGTGAGGATTCTCGGACAGCCACGCCAGACTGTTGTAGGCTCCGATGCCGAATGCTTTCGGTTCCGCGACCAGCGGTTGATTGTTTCCGCCGGTGCCGTACCTGGCCGTCACCGCAGGGCTGCTTTCCTTTGGCCCGTCGTATCGACTGTCCTGCGGATGGTTCTCAAACAAGAGCGCGGCAGGAACAATACCGGCGCGGAGCGTAGGGCTGCGCTCCTCCTCATAGCCGATACTTCCCGATTGAGCGCTGTGTTCGGTGCAGAATCCAGCCGCCAGCACAGCCGGATGATGGCCGTGATCCTGGGCAACGAGGGTCGCTACGACATCATCCGTCACGGTGATGCCGCTGCTCCCCTGCGGATTTACGCACCAGACGCCTGCTGCTCCAGGGCTGCCTTCAGCACGTCCGGAAGCTCCCGCCCCCGCTTCACCGCCCTGTCGAGTATGCCACGGCAAGCCCGGGCGCTCAAAGAGTATATCTCCGGCGCTCTCGGAACCAAAATCCGCGACAAGGAACACACGACGGCGACGCTGGGCGACTCCCCAGTATTGCGCGTCAAGCACTCTGTAAGCCATGCTCCATCTGTCACCCACATATAAGTCGGCTTTGGGCCACCCGCCTTTTTCAGGCGGAGGCACATCGGTCTCCGGGACTTTGATGTTGATGATCGATTTGAGGACTGCCCGGAAGTCCTGTCCGTTGTTGGATGAAAAAGCGCCTGGGACGTTTTCCCAGACGATGTATCGCGGTTTTTCTCCATGCGTCGCTTCCCTCATTTCTCTCACAATGCGAATCGCCTGATAGAACAGGCTGGAACGATCACCATCAAGGCCAGCCCTGCGCCCGGCTACGGACATATCCTGGCAGGGACTGCCGAATGTGATGATGTCCACGGGAGGAAGCCTCGCGCCGTTCAGCGTTGAAACGTCGCCGTAGTGCTTCACTTGTGGAAGTCGCTTTGTGGTTACTCTTATGGGAAACGGTTCAATTTCGGAAGCCCAGACGGGCTCAATGCCAGCCAGCAGACCGCCCAGCGGAAAACCGCCCGAGCCGTCAAACAGGCTGCCCAGCGTCAGGCGTTCACTCATTCAGGAGAACCGCCCTTTCGCCCGTGAATTTCTCCCAGCGGTCGATGGCCGCATCGACATATCCGGGATCCAGCTCCATGGCGCAGGCACTGCGCCCATTCTGCTCGCAGGCCATGATCGTCGTGCCGGAGCCGTTGAACAGATCCAGTACGACGCCGCCGACGGGGCAGCTGTTCCGGATCTGATAATCAAACAGGGAGATCGGCTTCATGGTGGGGTGGATGTCGGACTTCGAGGGCCTGTCGCAGTCCATGACCGTGGTCTGCGCCCGGTCGTTAAGCCATGTGTGCGCGGCGCCGCCCTTCCAGCCGTACAGGCACGGCTCGTGTTTCCACTGGTAGTCCTGCCGCCCCAGCACCAGCGCGTTCTTGTTCCAGATCAGGCATTGCCGGACCTGCCAGCCGATGTCATGGCAGGCGCCGCGGAAGTTGTAGCCCTCGCTGTCCGCGTGCCAGATGTAAAAGGCCGCGCCGGGCTTCATCGCGCCGTCGGCGCAGCGGAAGGCGTCCCGGAGGAACTTCCTGAACTCGGCGTCCTCCATGTTGTCGTTCTGAATCGTCAGGCCGGTGCCGCCCTCGTAGTTCACATTGTACGGCGGGTCGGTCAGCAGCAGATCGGCCAGCCTGCCGCCCATCAGCCGCCCGACATCCCCGGCGTCGGTGCTGTCGCCGCACATCAGGCGATGCCGCCCCAGTTGCCAGATGTCGCCGCGCTTCGCCGTCGGCGTTTCCGGCAGCTCCGGCTCGTAACCGTCCTCTTCGGCCTGCCCGCCTTCGTGATCTTCCGGCGCGAAATCCGCCATCAGATCGTCAAAGCCGAAATCAAACCCGTCGAAATCAACGGCCTCCAGCTCCCCGGCCAGAAGCTCCAGATCCCACTCGGCAATCTCTCCGACCTTGTTGTCGAGCAGCCGGTATTTCTTTTTCTGTTCTTCCGTCAGGCCGATCACCTGCAGAACCTTGTCGCGCACCACGCCGCGCTTCTTCAGCGCCTTGCACCGGGTTTCGCCCGCGAGAATCTGCCGGTTCTCGTCGATCACGATGGGCGTAATGTAGCCGACCTGGTCAATGCTCTCCGAAACGGCATCCACCGCGCCGTCGTTTTTGCGCGGGTTTCTGTCGTAGGGCACCAGATCGGCGATGTCGATGTCTATGTACCTTTTTTCCACGGGGTCTCTCCTTCGCTGTCGGTATCAAGCCGCGGCGTGTGGCGACAGGCCGCATTGAAACTCTGCGCCAAGGAGTCAGACGCAGACCGATTCGCCTCCTCCCTCACGGAAGTGGCATGGGACGAATAAGGGGAATGGACCTGGCAGACCCCATTCCGCCGCCCGAAGGCGGCCATAAAAAAGAGAGCGCGCATCTCATGCGACGCGCGCTCCGGATTTCATCATGAAACCCATTCTAATTATACCACAGGCTGTCAAACCACCCGTATGCACACCCTATGCACACATATGGCACTTTTGGAAGCCGTTCTGTCAAGCCCCCGCGCCCTTCTCCTCAGGCTCACGCATGAATCTCACCCGTCGCAACTGCGTTTGATCGGATCATCGCCGCTCCCCAGCTCGCCCCCGCAGGCCGCGTAACCCGCCAGGTCCACCCAGTTGTCGTCCTTCTGAGCGCCGGTCGCAATCCGCGCGATTTTCACGAGGCTCATCATGGCGGCGACATCCTGGCAGCGGATGGTGACGCTCGCGCCGTCGCCGGCCCCGCTGGCATTGAGATAAGCCGTCCAGAATCGCGCGATGGTCATAAAGTTGTTCTCAGGATTGCCGTACTGCTGCTCGCGATCCCCATTGACACAGCGCATGGCATTTACCAATATCTCACTGCGCGTCATTTTCGATTACACCTCCTGTCCCTGACCCTTTCCATGATTGAAACAGCGCCCAATGTGTCCGCCACAGCCCCGGATTTCACCCGCATGGCATCCTCGCTGCGCACGCTGTATAAGCCGGTCATGATCGGCCGGTATTCTCCGGTCTGGTCGATTTCACGGATTCCCAGATCCCGGTAATTCATCATGTACATGCCATCCTTCATCACGATGTACATTTTCGTTCCTCCATGTTTCTTTTTCAATGTAGTACATCACGGCGTCGTTCGTTTTGTCGTAAACGGCATTGAAGCGTTCGGGATGGTTCTGCGGCTCCGCACACTCGCCGTTCAACGCATGTTTCGGATCTGTCGTGTGCCTGCAGAATCCCACATCCATGCCATTTTTGAAGCATCCGGGGCTGTCGGCACATTTCTTCCGGCAATCGCATAAGTAAGCGATCATCTCAAAAACCCTCCTCGTTTAAAAATCTCCTTCGATGGTTTCGGGCATATCACCCAGAGCGCCGCTCAGGCAGAGCGACGTTGCGGCGCAGGCAATATTCATGAGCGCGGTATCAAGGCTTTCCCAGTCCAGACAATTCTTCGCACCGCGCTGGCCGGCGTTTTTCTGGGTGGTCATCCGAATCAGCCGCGCGACGCTGTCCTTCAGCGCGTCCTTGTCGGCTTCGACGTCCGCCGGTGAAGCGTTCTGCTTCACCCAGAACATGGCCCACATGGCATCCTTCAGGTCGCTTTTCCAGTCAATGCCATTCACGCCACTCACTCCTTTTCATCCGTCGGTATCAGGTATTTCTCCCACCGCCGGGGCATGGGCGGCCTGTCCGGCCACATCCCGGATGACCAGATCCAGCCCCAATGCTTCAGATATTCGTCGGTTTTCTCCTGCGCGTAAAGCGCGGCGTCCCTGGCGTTGTCGAAGATGGTCGGCCTGTCCGCCCGAAGAACGATGTCGGTCAGATGGATTCCGCCTTCCTCAAGGCGATACATGATCTCAACATCCGTCCATTTGCCCGTTCTGTAGCCCATGACTTCCCCCTGATAGACCATGAACTCATATTCCGGCTGCCACTTCGCTGCCCCCGGTCGCCGCCAGAAGTGCTCCGTGACGAACCAGACCTTTGAGCCGACTTCCGGCTTCCATAGACGACCAGCCATCAATCATCCCCCCAGATCGTTGTCGAGAACCTCCTGCATGATCTCCGCCTGCCTGCCGACGATGTCAGAGGCGCTCGATTTGAGATCCTTCAGGATCGCGGAAGCCATGTCCAGAATGGCGATGGTGGTGGCAAGGTGTTCCCTCTGCTCCGTCGTCATGTGCTCACCTCCAAAAGCTCCGGATTGTCGTAAATGTTCCCACGGATGACAAGCTCCCGCCTTTCAAACCAGTATCCCACGTCTTGCCGGAACACATTGGCTTCCGGGCCAGACCATTCGATGTAAAATCCGAATGCCGTTTTCTCCAGGTGCGACACGCCCGGAAGATGAGCGCCGAACCGCACAACACCCCGCATCTTCGGTTTGGTACTCACAATATCGCCCTCGAAAACCGGATTGTTGAAATAGTCCGCAACCCCGGCGAATCGTCCGATGGTGTCGTATAATACCTCCTCGAATTCGGTCGTTGCGACGCGGCTCCGGTCGGAAGTGAAGAAGTGCTCTCCTGTCAGCGCCCAACCGCTGATTCCGTCCGGAAACGGTACAGGATAACCGTAAACCCATCCGCCGGTCACGGCGCTTTTTCCCCTGCATTGAAACAACAATTTATCCGTCATCTTATCCCCTCCTGCATCCACGGTGTTTCCTGCCTGAAGTCTGCGCCCATCAGCCCGCGCAGGCTCTCCTTCATGAATACCTTTGCGCCTATGTTTCGGCACATCTGAACCGCGTTGTCGATCCAGGCTTTTTCAGGGATAATCTTTCCCTTGCGGTTCCCGGTTTCCGCGCCGAAGATCACCCATTCCGGCCATGCCCCCTCGTATTTGCGGTTTGGTTCTCCGGCCGGATTCCAAGGCGCAAGCATGGGTTCACAGCTTTGGAAGGTATGCAGTGCTCGATTCCAATGCAGCAAATCCCTGTTGATGTCCGTTGTCGTGCTTCCCAGCCAGAAGTTTTGATCTTCTTCTGTGATGATGCCTGCATCTTCCAGCTGATCGTATCTCCGTGGGTTCTTGGTCAGAAACAAATACCGATGCTGCGGCGCCAGTCGACATGCGTTCAGCACATCCACGATCCACTCGTCAGGCACCCATTCCCCGAACAGGTCAGCCATACTGCACACAAAGATCGTGCGCGGCTTTGTCCAGCGCGCCGGGATGTCCAGCCTGTAGCGGTGAAAGGTTGGCCGGAATCCACGCGGATACGGGTTGATTGCCCCTATGGTTCCAGGCATGGCGGTTTTGCGTATCGGCTTTTCGACTATGTAGGTATTCCTGAATCCTTCTCCCTGCATCGGTGTGCCGAAACGATTGGCAATCCCCCTTGCATAGCAATAGGGGCAATCGTGATAGCAGCCCGTGACAGGATTCCATGTGGCATCGCACCAGTCGATTTTGGTCTTCTTTCCCATGTCTCACCCTTCTTTCGTTTTATAGGATGTGGAAACCGAGAATGGCCAGCCCCATCAGCAGCATCCACACAATCCAGAACACGATCTTCTCCCAGCCAGATTCCAGCCATGAAATGGTCTCGCCAATATCCTGCCCCTCATAAAATACCGTTTCAGATATTTCACTGTCTCCGAGCCGGGCCCACAGTGTGCCGGTATACTCGGCTGCGCAGGCGTAATACACATATCGAATTTGGCTGGATTCATAGATTGTGTCGATGTATCGGGCACTGGGTGCATGGATGGTACCATATGGGAAATGGTGTCCCAGGAATGAAATCTGCTCGCAGTGCCATCTCCAGGTTTGCTCATCATGCCACGTTCGATAGGTTTGGATCCGGGTATGCGTATGCCCTTTGCTGTCCGTATTGGTAAATGTCCGGGTGTGCCTCCTTTGGCGCTGCCTGATTTTGATGATATATCCATACTCTCCGGGAATGTCCGGGATGGAAACGGGGTCTACCGCCCTGAGCTCGCCTTGGACAAATGCGTACCCTGCGCAGGTACGCATGGCTTGATCGAACAGCTCCGCGTCATCCACAATCTGAAGCGCCTTGTCATAATCCTGATACCGGTTCTTGAGCCAACCGTCAATGACCCCCGAGAGCAGCATACCAATCATCAGGAACAGGCTGACAATGGCGATGCTGACCATCGCTTTGCACCGGGCAGTTTCAAAGCCCTTCATAGCTGCACCATTGCGGCTTTCAGCAGAGCGCCGTATTCTTCGAGCAGTTCTAAGGCCAGGTCGAGCTTTTCAATGTCGCTGTGCTCAACCTTCTCGTTATCGCATATCCTTTCAACAGTCCTCCCGATGTCCTCGATCAGAGTGATCTTTCCAATCGCCTGACTGACATTAATCACCATTGGTGTCCCCCTCGCTTTCTCTCTTCAAACCTGTCATACGACATTGGTTGTCCTTTCAAACTCGATCACCCACACCCACGGGTTTGCATCCCATCCGTAGCGCGGGAGGTCGGCTTTTTTGATAGTACTGTCCCATATCTGGGAAAAATCTTCATGTGGGTAGTAAACGTCTATTAAGTTGCCCTGCTCATCCAGATATTCGCCTGCGTTCGCGCCTTCTGCCAAAGCGTCGTCTTCGGTCATATCCTGTAACCGTTCAATCCTCACGTCCTTCACCAGAAGAAACAGCCGCGCCGCCTCCTTCGGCATGTGGATGGAGGGATGCCAAGCCATTTTGATTTCCCGACCATTCATGTAGAATTCTTCGGTGTCTCCATAGTCTGCGCGGTACAGGAAGCGCCCTGTATCCTTTGCCCAGGTTTCCCGCACCCACAGGATGTCTCCGGGCTGGACCCGACAGAACCGCTCTGCGGGATACCAGTCGCCGCTCTCATCGCACATCAGCGGTCTGCCATCCTCAACGGTGAACCATGGCTCCGCCAGCGGCAGACCCTTCACCAACCGCCGGGTCTGCGTTTTTCTTCCGTCCAGAATGGCTCTGACCATTGGGGTGTTGAACAGGATCGGTTTTTCAGCCATGGTCATGACCTCCGAGCCGCTGCAACAATCGCTTTGCGGCGATCAGCAGGGCGAGCTTCAAGCGCTCCTCCCAAAGAATGATCCGCAGTCCAAGGCATTTCAGGGACAGCAGGGTCCGTTCCTTCTGAAACGTGAACCATGATTTCAGCCTGAGCAGGATCGATTCAGCGCCCTTCATTCCGCTTCGCCTCCTTCGCATTCCATAAATCGCCGATCATCCCCACCTCACCGCCCGGCGCTGAGCTTCGGTGGGAACGCCGTTCTGCCAGCAGCGCCAGACCTTCTTATAGTTTGCCAGCGTCAGCCCGAAGGCCGTGATGTTCAAGCTGCCCGGCAGGACCAGGGTAATCACCCCGTTTTCCCGGATCCTCAGGCCGATCTGCGTGAGCAGCCTGTTCCGGATTTCTCCGGCATCGCTGCACGGATTGAATTCAATGGCCGGGAATCTCCCGTCCAGCTCGATCAGCTGGCATACCCGTTCCAGACGCATCACATACGGCGCCTTATTTCCGTGCTGCGGTCCTCTGAGACTGTTCCCCATTCCATTTCTCCGCCTTTCTCTGCTGAGTCGTGGGGCACTGTGTCCAGCACCGCCACTTGCGTCCGTAGGTCATCACGTCATGTCCGCACAAACGGCTTCTGCCAAGGAGGTTGAATTTCAGGATGTTCGTCATACGACCGAATACGGTTTGAGGCTCCAGGCGCTCAAACATCGCGGCGCATACGCAGTCGTTTTCCTCCAGCCAGAGGATGCCCGCTGTGAGCGGAATCTCCTCCAGCGTCAGCAGCCTGGGCCGCTGTGTTTCCAGCAGGGTCAGCGCGTCGTCCATCGTCTCCCTGATCCTGCCCATATCCTTCGACCTGATCGCCGAACACGCGGCCCAGGTACGAATGATCCGAATGTTTCCAATGACCTGTTCCAGGTCAGGCATTTTCATCATCCCCTTTGCGCCGACCTTGGCTCATATGGCGTTGCCCGGCGTGATGCCGTCCAGCTGCATCCGGGAGCCGATCGCCTCCACCTGGCCGACATACTTGCCCTTGTACCCCTCCGACACGTCACAGGCGTCCATGAACACCAACTGCGTCACGGGATAGCCCGGAAACAGCACGATGGGACAAGGGCTGTCGTTCTTCAGCTCCAGGGTGATGTGGCCTCTGAATCCAGGGTCCACAAACCCGGCGTTTTGAACCGTCAGCCCGGCGCGGCCAATGCTTGATCTGCCCTGGACAAATGCCGCAGCTTTGATTGGAACGTCGATACACTCCAGCGTGGTCGCCAGCATGAAACCGCCAGGATTGAGGACAATGAAGTGGCTGTCCTGAACCTCGAAACGCTTGTACCGCATTTCCTCGCCCAGCTTGACGACCTGTTCCGCCTCCGGCTCCAGGAACGTATGCCCCAGGCGAAGGTTGATCGAGGCCGGGTTGATGTTTTTTTCATCGGTGTTACCGATCATTCCAATGTCTACCAGATTTTTCAGTCGCTTATTGCCCCAGATCATCGCTTCTGTTTCCTCCCTGTTCATGTTCATGATTCTGCCAGGGGTGCGCGTTGCGGCACGCGTCATTCGGATTGTCCGTCCATACCCGCCAGAGCACGTTATAAGCCCCCGGAGCCTCTGCAATCTCCATGCCCAGGTCGGTTAGTATAGAGCCGTCCTCCATCTCGTAATGATCGATCTGCCAGACACCGGCAAACACGTTCGCATTTCGTGACTCAAACCAGATCACCGTGGGCGTCACCAGATTGTCGATGATGTCTGCGATACTCAGCACCCTTGGCGCCGTTTGCGCGATGCCGTCGCACAGCTCTGCAATCGTTTTTTGAAGGCTTCTGATCTCTTCGTCCTTCTGCCTCAGCGCCTTCAGATAGTTAATCGCTCCGTCGTAAACCGAGAGCAATTCCTGATCCTCCTGCGCCAGATCGCAGGCGCCGCAGATGCGGTCACAGCTCTGATCGTGGTTCCTGCTGACGCACTCGCGCTCAATCTGCAAAAGCTCTATGATCCGGTGGAGCTCCGGTACAGCTCTTTGGGGTTCATTGCCCTCATGTCCATCTGCATCATTCTTGCGTTCCTCACATTTCATACTCACCTCATCCAGCCTATCCAACAGCTTCAGAGTATCGTTGAACAGATCAGTCTCCCTGCATCCGCATTCTTCATCCCAGTAAGGGCAAATATCGCAGGAAACGACCATCTTACAGGGCTGATCATCGTCATACGGATCCGGCTCATAGCAGCAAAGCCTCAATGCCTTCTTCACGTTTTCAAGCATTTCCACATACTACAGCTCCTCTCCGGCGAACGTGTTGTAGTTAGTCCGCATCATCCGCTCAAAGTCGTCTGCGACTTTGAACTCCGGCCGTCGGCAGGCGTCATCCCAATGGGAACGCTGGCCGCCGGTATAGAAGTCAGTCTCACCGCTCCGAGTGTCATCGCTGGCCTGGCGCTTCAGCTCGCTGTATCGCTTCTGGCCAATCTCATAGGCCATCAGCAGCGCAAGCCGACGCTCATAGCCGGTGCAGTCCCTGAACTCACTGCCCATATAAACGCGGTTCTTCGGCCTCTCACCGCGCGGCTTGATCTTCCTGCTCTCGGGCGGCTTGGCCTTCTCGTACTCCTGCTTTGCCTTGAGCAGCTTCTGGCGACGGGCTTTGATCTGGCTGATTTCGTTGCTCAATTCCTGATACTTCGTGCGCATGGTGACCAGCTCGCCGTCCGTGGTGTTCTTCTTGACGCTTAAGCCCCTGGCGCTAAGGGCCAGCTTCCTCGCTGAAATCTGTGAGCCGATATAGCCCACTTCAATGGCCAGCTTTTCCATGCGCTGCCTGGTCGTATTCAGCTCTGCCAATACCTCGGCTTCGCTCATGCTCTTGATTTCATCCTGCATTCTCCCGCCTCCTGAATCTCACAGTAATCGTCATTGCAGTTGTGCTTGCGTTCCACAGCCGCCAGTTTATAGGCGCGAATCTCGCTCGCCTTCAGCTCTCGGTCATACTCGACATACCCGCAGGCGCAGGCATCTATTTCGTCAACGCGCCTGAATTCCCGGAAATCCTCAAGACTGGTCATGCCCCTTGGAACCGTGCCGGGCATCGGCGGCCTGTCAAGGCAGTAATATCGGTACGGTCGTTTCATGTGCTATCCCGCCCCTCTCAAACACTCAGCGCCGCCGACTGATCGCCCCGGCGATCAGCCCGGCCACAGCCAGCAAAGCCATCCATTTCAGGAACCGCAGCGCGGCCAGGGCGAAGATGTCCGCCCAGGCCACCGCCACGAGAATCGGCGTTGGATCGCTCATTCGTCAATCCCCCTTTTTCGTACCATGTGATCTTCTCCTTCCATTCCGTTATTTATCTCAGCTCCTCAGAGGCACTCGCGGAGGCTGTTCATGCCGTCAGCAGCGGCGTCGCCCGGACGTCAATCAGGTAATCGTCCGCGTTCTTCATGACGTTCTCATAGGCTTCGCGCCCCTGGAATTCATCCACGACCCGGCGGCTTTCGTCGTCCATTTCATCGTACCGCACCTGGCCATAGCAGGGCGGCAGCCACGCCTTGCTGCGTCCGACGTAGATATTCAGTCTGTCAACGATTTTCTGGTCGTGGAATTTGATGTGACAGGTCCCTTTCTTGAAGAAGGTGACGCTGAAATACTTGCAGGCGATATTGCGGTTCCGGTCAGCGAGCTTTGCCGCGTTGAGCTGGGCAATCAGGTCGATATCCGAGGTTTCGCCCCTGTCCAGATAGTTCAGCGCCTTTTCCAGATCGGACAGCACCTTGAAGCATCCCTCCGGCGATATGGCCATGTAACTGCCCGTATACCGCCCGTTGCTGTCCTCCCGGTACTTGGTGGCGAAGCATCCCCACGTGGGAATGATGCACCGCATGTTGACGAAATGGGCCTTGTTGGTCTTCCAGCCGTTGTAGTAGTGGATGTTGTCATTGGGAAGGTTTTCGTTGTAGGAATGCTCCGCAGACAGCTTTTCAAAGCACTTGAGAATGGCTTCCTCCACGCCGACGGTGATCTGCCCCATGATTCGCTCGATCACCTGCCGAATGTTGAAGCGGGAAAACTCGTAGTCCCGCATTTCATCAATCAGGCTGCTGTACTGCTTCTGCATATCCGAGGTCATCCGGTTCCGAAGGTCCGGAAGGTCGAACAGCTCCTGCCAGTAATGGGCGCGAACCATGCGCAGGAACTTGTTGACGTGCTCCGCGCCGCATCTTTCCACGCCGATGTGGCTGGCCTCGCCGATGTTCAATGTAATGAACGGAGAGCATCGGTCACCCGGATGGATGTGCCCGGCCACCCCGTTATAGCAGCGCATCAGCGAAATTCCCGCCGCGCACATCATGTCGTGTTCCCGGATCAGCCGTTCGACATTGTCCGCCGGGGCGATGCTGCCCGCCTGCGTATCGTCCTTGAGCCCGTCCGCCTCCCGCGCCTTTTTCAGGTTCTCCCATAGGGTTTCATCGGTGAAGGTGTATGGGATGGAGATATTCACCAGGGCCACGTCCACCCTCGCCCGGCGCTCAGCCCCGGCAAAGGCGTCGTTGACAAAGCGTATGGAAGCGCCGTATTCCTTCAGCTTCTTCGCCAGCAGCTTCCGGCTGTTGCTGCAGGGGTTCCGAATGGTTTCGGCATTCAGTATGCAGGCGACCTGCCCGCCGTTTTGAATCAGCTCTATGGCGTGAATCAGGTGGAGATCCCCCCTCGGAGAACGGGGGATTCATTAGGATCAGGTCGTATCGCTTGCGGGTGGCGAAGGACAGGAAATCGTCATGCACCACGCGGTAACCCTTGCTTTGAAGGATGGCCCGGAGATTCGGGTCGATCTCCACACAGTCACATTCCAGCACATCGCCATCGTGGGACCTGCGCTGCCTGCCAATGCGCCAGGTCTTTTTGCGCTGCATGGCGAAATCCAGCAGATCGCCCTTCCCGGCGCTGGGTTCCAGCACCGTTTTGACCATGTTGAAATTCACGGCTCCAAACAGTCTGCCCGCCAGCGCGGAAGGGGTGGGGTAGAATTGATAATCCCCGGACGGCAGGAAGGCTGCCGGGGCTTTTCGGGCTTTCTCGACCTGGGCATAGCGGGCATACGCCCTGGCCTTTTCCAGCATGCCGACCTTCGCGGCATAAACGGAATGATAGTCGCCGCACGTTCTGGTCCGCCGGTATGGAAGATTGTAGACGCCCGGATCTTCACATTCGTATACCTCCGCCGAATAATCGCCGGCGGAATACCGCCTTCCGGGGCTGTAAGTGATATTCCCGACGTGTACCCCGTTCAGATGGCATTCCCAGCGCCTGATCTTCTGCCCCTGAACGGACGGAAAAGGCGCGTAGGTGAGCTGAATATGCTCAGACATTTGCTGTACCTCCTGTATGTCGTGTCACCACTTTGGCTTCCGTTTCCCGTTTGATCCGATTTCGGATTCTGGCGACCTGCGCGCTCTCGCGCCGACGGGCGCGGCACCTGGGGCATGTAGGACGTCCGGCTTCGGCCGGTTTGCCGCAGTCCCCGCACAGGCCCTGAGATATGCGCGCATGCCGAAGGGCTTTCATGCGCTCCGTCTTGGACACCCTGGAATCATAGGCGTCATTCCGCTGCTTCCGCTTCACCCCGCAGGCTTTGCAGTAAACATGGCCGGGTTCGCAGTAATTGGAGCCGCAGTCCGTACAGATGCCATGCTCCTTCAGCCACGCACGGCGATTTCGGTTGTAAGCGCGATCGGTCTCCACATCCTTGTACGGCATGGCGTCATTCCTCCCGAAAGTCCTTCGTGAACATCTTGTCGCTGTCGGAAAAGCGTATCTTTTCCGGCGTGACCATTTTTATCGTCCCGTCCTCCATTTCTGCCACGGCCACCACATTCTTCCATCTGCCGACCTGCCTGCCATTTTCGATATTCGGTTTCTCCAGCTCCGCCCAGCCGTGGAACAGGGCGCGGCAGCCATCCACCACGCAGGGACGCGGTTCATTGGTGTAAGCCATCATGTATCCTCACTTCCCATTTCACAAAGCTCCCAACCGTAGTGCTTTGCAACCGTTGTGAACTGGTCTTTGTGATACCATCCATCGTCCCCGTTGAGGTTCAGGCCGTTTTCAAGCACCTTGCACCAGGCGTTGACCACCATCGCCATCAGATCGGACGAGATGCCGCGCTCGTCGACGGCTTTTTCATATCCGAATTCGACATCCTGCCTGAGCTGTTCCAGAATGTTCTCCTCCGTCCATGCCTTCGGCATACGAGGGGAATCCCCGGTATATCGGAAACCGAATTCCTCCCATTCATCCGTTGGAAGGAAATCGACGAACCGCTTTGTGAATCGTCTGTCGAGGAAATCATCTTCCTCAAACTCGTCGATATGGGACTTAACATAGTCAAGTGACTTCATGCTCTATTCACCTCCGACTCCGAGAAGTCTTGTCCAATTCACTTCGCCACGCTGATTCTTCATGCGCTTATCTCCCCGCACAGCTCCGGAAGATTCGCCCTGACCAGCGCCGCCGGTATCGGCGGGCATACGGCGTTGCCGCAGCGCGCCACCTGCTCCGATTTCGGGTAGGCTTTGCCGTCGGCGTCCACGTCGATGATGTAATCCGGCGGGAATCCCTGGGCGTCGAACAGCTCCCGCGGCGTCAGCATCCGCAGGCCGATGTCCACGATCCGGTAATCCTGGCCGTGAACGGTCACCAGCCCCAGCCTGTCCTTGGTCGTGATCGTCGGGGCAGGATGGCCGCAGGAGGAGCCGTTGCCGTCGCCGCTGTAGTATTTCACCAGGAAGGCGCATACCTCCGCATAGTGGTTCACCTGGGCGGTCAGCGTGTTGATGGGCCTGGTGACCTCCTGGCCGACGCTGTTGTTGTTGAACTGCATCACCGACACCGCGCACACCGCGTTGTGGTCGATGGCGGTCACCGTTGGAAGCGGTTTGTCTGCTCCCGCCGCCACGTTATCGCCGCCGTAATACTTGCTGATGAAGGTGGACACCAGGCCGTAGCGGTTGGAGGCGTCCACGGTCATGAGCGGCTTCTGAATTGGCTGGCCTCGCGCATCCTTCGTCTGTTCGCTGTGATACTGGATCAGGCTCGGCAGTATTACGCCGGTTCCGTGCTTGGCGGTGATTGTGTCCAATGGTTCAGTCACGTCCTGTCCACGGAAGGAATCGCCGCTGTGATTGACCTGGACAATGAACGGTCTGGGGTTGTCTACCACGAACTTCATGATGCCCCTGGCGATCCGCTTCATGGTCTTATCGGACAGCGGCCTCACGGCGCGGATGCCGTACTGCTCCATGATCTCCTCCGAGGTGGCGAATATGGAAGGGCAGGGGAGCGAGAAGTCCAGCACGTCAGCCACCGGCACCCAGGGCTTTTTCAGCCCAGCCGCAACTTCCAGCCCGTCAGGATCGCCGTGGGTCGGCTCCGGCCAGCGGATGGGCTGACCGTCGCACCGGGCGATCAGGAAGAACCGCTTTCGGATGGTCGGCGCGCCGTAGTCGCAGGCGCGCAGCAGCCTGTATTCCACGCGGTAGCCCTGCCGCTCCAGCCGGTGAACGAACCGCCGGAAGGTCTCGCCCCTGTATCGGGGATCCGGGCGGCTGTTTTCATCCAGCCGCCCCCAGTCCATGAATTCCTCCACGTTCTCCAGCATGATCACCCGGGGGTGAACCGCTTTGGCCCACTTCACCGCCACCCAGGCCAGCCCCCGGATGTGCCTGTCCACCGGCTTGCCGCCCTTCGCTTTGCTGTGGTGCTTACAATCTGGTGAAAACCAGGCGAGAGCTACGGGACGCCCCGCGCAGGCCGTGACCGGGTCAACCTTCCACACGTCCTCCGTGTAGTGCTCGGTGGTCGGGTGATTCACCCGGTGCATGGCGATGGCTGCGGGGTCGTGATTGATGGCGATGTCCACCGAGCGTCCCATGGCAATCTCAATGCCGGTGGAAGCGCCGCCGCCCCCGGCAAAATTATCAACGACGATCTCTCTCAGCGCCATTTTCGTCCCTCTCATCCATCTTCGCGCCGCAATGCGGGCAGTAGCTGTACAGATTTCCGCGCATCTCGCACCATCGCCGGCAAGCCGAACATTCCCACCAGCCTGCCGCGAAATCTCCCCGGTTCAGCCATTGCGCATGAACTACCAGCTGCACATCGCTGACGTATACGAATTGCAGCTTTTCCATCCTGCGTTTCCTCCTTACCCTGCATCTCGAACGCGGAATTTTACCAACACATAAGGAGCTATTCTGTATCGTTCATCCTGTTCAAGGAGTTCAACGGAAACGATACGCCATGACGCGCCATGATCGTAAGACTGATTCTCCATAATGTGTGCGATGTTCGTTGCGATCTCAACTGCTTCTTTGTCAGTCGCATCGAGTATCTCGAATATATACCCAAAGCAGG